ATAAAAGCCAACAAAGATGAATACAAAGAAAAATATATAAAATGGTATTTGAAAAATATATGCCTATCAGACGCCGATTTTAACCGCCTTAAAAACGATTTGGATAAAAAGATAAAAGACCAGAAAGAAGAACTGCGGCAATATTTGTGCAACGCGTTGAAAGAATCGGGCTTAACGGCGACGGAAGTTGACCGGCGGTTAAACACGCATATGTCCAAGCATTACTTCGGGCGTTCGCAGTGGGCTTTTCCTACGCGTGAAGAATATAATAAAATGCGCGCTTTTATGCCGCTTAAGCCTTATGACGAGGTTTACGGTTATCAAGAGTTGCTGCAAAGTCTGCAAAGGCTGCAAAGTCTGGAAATTCTGGAAATTCTGCAAAGTATGGAAAGTCTGCAAAGGCTGCAAAGGCTGCAAAGTCTGCAAAGTCTGCAAAGGCTGGAAATCAACTGCGGGAGCTATGAAGATTATCAATATAAAGACGGGGATGTTGTCTATTGCGACCCTCCTTACGAAAATACTGCCAAATATTCAGAAGACGGATTTAATCATAAAAAGTTTTACGATTGGGTTGCCAGTCGCCCGTATCAGGTTTATTTTTCAAGTTATGAAATAAGCGATACCCGTTTTTATAAGGTATGGAGCAAAGAAAAGACCCAACTTCTACACGGGCAAGGGACTGGAGCGAAAGTTCAAGAAACGGTATATTGCAATCAGCCCGACAAAGTTATGTTGTTTTAAGGAGTTAAGGGAAAATGGCAAAAGGACACGAAAATTTAATACCACTTAACAAACGGTCAAAGGAAGCTCAAAGGAAAATCCAGTCAATGGGCGGAAAAGCTTGCCGGGAGAAAAACATAAAGAAGAAAAGCTTAAAAGAGTTAACGTTGTTATTGCTAGAAAACCCCGTTGTATCAGAAGAGGCAAAGGCGCAAATAAAGCTGCTTTTCCCAAACGTTGATACGGAAGACCTGACTAACGGTATGGCGATGACGGCAAATATTCTGTTATCTGCTATAACCTCAAAAGACTTAAAAGAAAAAGTAAAGGCGGCTGAATACCTGCGCGACACTGCCGGGCAAAAGCCGGAAACAAGCGTAACCGGCAGCGTAACCGTTGAAAAAGTCTTTGTTTCGGAAAAAGAGCAGGAGGAAACATTAAAGCACATAAAAGAAGTCATTACTGGGAAAAATAAAAACGAGGGCTAAAAATGGAGCTGCAGCCGGAATATATCGGGCAAATGCTTTTAAAGCTTGGGTTTGAAGCTTTTTTCAGGTATTTGTTCCGAGTTATTGAGGGGCGACCGTTTATACTGGAGCCTATACACCCGGATTTATTTAACGTTTTTGAAGATATTTATAACCTCAAAAGGCTACGGCAGACAATAAACATTTTTCCGCGTTCATCAAAAACAACATTGTGTAAATATTTTATTGTCTATAGCTGGTGTAAAAATCCAAAATGCAACTTTATTTATACTTCTTATTCGCAGAGCTTGTTAAATGATATTGCCCGGGATATTCAAAACATAATGGAACACCCGGCATTTAAGGCGATGTTTCCGGTAAAATCCAGTATGGAAAGCGAAACACTAGACCCGATTGACGAGTTCTGGCGGCAATACTGGAATAAATCGGAAGACAACAAAAATATTTACTCTTCAAAAAAAATTGTAACCTACGCGGGTGGGATTTGTATTTTTGTGAGCGCGGGCGGGCAAATTCTGGGATTCGGAGCCGGTATTCGCGGAGCTGATGACTTTTCCGGCTGTTTAATCCTTGACGACTTTGACAAGCCCGCAGATATAGCCAGCGAAGTGTTACGAACGAAAACAAAGCGATACTATTCAGAAACGTTACTATCCCGCTTGAACGATTATAACGTGCCTATTCTTAACGTTCAACAACGGCTGCACGTTGACGATATATCGGGGTTTTTAAAAGACAAATACGGATTTGATGTTTTAAAAAAGCCTCTTTTGAATATACGCGGCGAGTGCCAAGCGCCCAGCCAGTATGATGAAAAGCGCCTAAAAGAGCTACAATTTGACAAGTCGGCTTTTTCTGCACAATACCAGCAAGAGCCGACACTTGAAGAGGGCAACCTTATAAAGCGCGACTGGTGGCAGTATTATAAGCCGGAAGAAACACCGGTTGAAGGCGTTTTGATTATAACAGCCGATACGGCATATAAAAAATCAAAGACGGCAGACTTTTCCTGTTTGCAATGTTGGGAGCTTAAAACGGGCAGGCTTTTAATGCGTGATATGATTGTGGATAAGTGGGAGTTTCCCGAGCTTTTGGAAAATGCTAAAATGTTTTGGGATAAGTGGACACGCTCCGAAATGATTATCCGGGCAAAGTATTTTTTTATTGAGGATAAGGCAAGCGGGATTAGCCTTGTGCAGACGCTTGAAGATTTGGGCATTAACACCGTTGCTTGGAAACCGAAAGATTTTGACTTTCCCGATGATAAAGTCGGCAGGACAAAAGAATTTTCGTGGGCAGTATTTTCCGGGCTTGTCTTTTTGCCAGAAAATAATAAAATGAGTGAGTATTTAGTAGAAGAGGCCGCGGCGTTTAAAGAGGATATGTCTCATTATCACGATGACGCGTGCGATGCCGCCAATATGTCTTTCTCAATTTGGCGTTATTATGGCGGAATGAGAGATACAGAGCAACAATAAAGGGAGTTTTTGAAATATGACACGGCGCAACAAGGGAAAAACAAGACTTAAAACCGGCAATGCTTTATTGCACGGGGCGGGCGCAAGCACTTGGCAAGACCGGGGAAGTATACAGCAGGGCGCTATATTCACGAAAAACCCCTATTATAACAACGATTATTATCGGCGCTGGCAAGATTTAGTGCGCTGGTATTATACCGACTGGGCAGCAAAAAAAATTGTGGATATTCCGGTGCAAGACGCATTTCGTGTAGAGCCGGAAATAAAAGGCTTGTCGGAGGAAGACAAAGAGCAGCTTATAAAATACCAAGAGGCGATGGGCGGCAGAGATAAGCTTTATAAAGCGGCCATTCAATCACGCTTGCTTGGCGGCTCAATCGTTATGCTCGGTATTAAAGACGAAGAAGACAACCCGGAAAAGCCGATTGATTTTGACAAGCTGGACAAGGGCGACCTTGCGTTTATGAATGTTGTTAGCGTGGAAAAAATAAGCCAAGTTCAATATGAAACAGACCCTTTTAGTCCGATGTATGATACGCCGCGATATTATATGATTAACGGGCAAAAAGTTGATGTTAGCCGCTTGCTGGTGTTTGACGGAAGACCGTTGTTTAATAGCGCCTCAATGAACATTTTACAGAATTTTAGATTTAACCCTGCCGGGTTTGGCGAAAGCGTATTGATTCCGGTTTATGACGCGCTTGTCCGGTTTGCCGGGACGCAAGAGGGGGCGTATCATCTTGTTAATATGGCAAGCGTCCTTTTGGTTAAATGTGACAAGCTTATGGATTTGCAGGCTTCAAATATGGGCGAGCGCGGTATGCGTATGCTTGAAAAAATGACAGAGCAGATAAGCATATACCGGGCGGGGATACTGTCCGGCAAAGATGTTGATGTTGCACAGCATAGCGCTACTTTTGGCAGTGTGCCGGAATTATTGCAGACGTTTGCGCAGGTGCTTGCTGCCGGTTCGGATATACCGGCAACCCGATTCTTAGGGCAAGCCCCGGGCGGATTGAATGCTACCGGAGAAAGCGACCTTGAAAACTACTATAACAACGTTGCGAGTTGGCAGAATACCGTATTAAAAGCAAACGAAATAAAAATGTATAATATTTTGGGCGTTTCCTGTTTTGGGCGCGAAAAATGGCAATCAATCAAGCCCGAGTTTGATATAGAATATAAGCCGCTATGGAATTTAAGCGAAACAGAGCAAGCAACGGTTGACAACACCCGGGCGCAGACAATCAGCTTGCTGGAGCAATCCGGCTATTTAAGCCGCGAGGCTGCACTTGAAGAGTTAAAAGCCCGTAAAATCTTCATCAATGATATTAAGCCCGAGGATATGCCGGATATGTCGCAGCTTGGCTATATGGCAGGCGCTGGGGATGAACAGCCCCGGACGCCTGAACAAAATAACGAGTTGTTTGGCAAAATTGCCGAAGTGGGGAATAAATAGCCGATGTCAACGATAGTCTTAAATAAAGCTCCGAGCAAGACTCGCGGGAAGATTGTAGGCAAGGGGATAAAACCACCGAAAGCGATAGAGTGGGAAGCCCGCCGGGCAATTAACCGCGCCCTGCAGGAATTTGACGCTGAAATGGAGTATTTTAAAAACCACGTTGAAGACTACGCCCCGGCGCAGGCAAGCCGGATTTTATCGGAAATGCAGAACAAGTGGGCAAAAAAGATTGAACCGATAGCTGACAGGATAAGCGAAAACTGGCTTAATGCGATAAACGAGCGGCAGAAAAAGAAATCAATGGAAGTCTTGCGAAAAGCGCTTGGCGTGGATATATCGGCTATATTTGAAGACCCGTTAATACAGCAGGGGCTTGAAAATATGCGTTTTGAGGCGGCGTATTTGATTAAGACGATACCGTATGACAATATCGGCAAAGTTGCCGAGCGAGTTTATCAATACTACCGGGGCGAGCCTATGCCGGAGGGGCGGACACTCACACAGCAGCTTGCCGAAGAGTTTAAAATAAAATACGAGAGGGCAAAAACTATTGCCCGCGACCAGACAAACAAGATGAACGGGAATTTAACGCAAATTAGGCAGACCAGCTACGGGATTGAAGAGTATATTTGGCGGACGGCACGCGACCAGCGGGTTGTTGGCAACCCTGCCGGGTTTTATCCGAAAGGCAACAGAGTTCACGGCAACCATTGGGAAAGAGAGGGGCGCTTATACCGGTGGGACGAGCCGCCGGAGGACGGGCATCCGGGAAACGCTATAAATTGTTTACTCGGTGAAACTAACGTTATGTTCCCTCACGGTGCAAAAAAGCTCTTTAGACGGCACTATAAGGGTTTTATTTACATTATTACCACGAAGTCCGGGGCTTTGTTGAAAGCCACACCGAATCATCCAATACTTACTAGCAGAGGCTGGCTTGCGGTTAATGCACTCAAGCAAGGCGATAACCTCGTCAAGGCAACAATCAATAGCGGCAGTATCACAAAAGACAACAACGGCAAGCTTGTATCCGAGTTTGGAGAGTTGTGGGATTCTTTTAACAAGTCGGAAATTTGCTGTTCCAGTAGTAAATTTGACTTCCACGGCGATGGTATTGAAGAGAATGTCTATATTAAAGACGTCAATAGCCTTTTGCCGAAATACCGTAAAACCTTTAGCCTCAAGAGCGCTTGCAAGTTCTTTTTCTCCTCTTCCAATATGATATTCAGACGGGCATTTTTCACGAGAAATAGCAGCTTTTCTTTGTGTTGCGTCCGTTCTTTTCGTCCCTCTTATGGCATCGTGGGCGGCTTGAACAAGACGTTTTCTTTCTTCGGCAGAGGTTTGTTCCATCCTTTTATACATTGCGGCAGATTGATTGCGGATAAATTGTCCGTTTTCCGCAAGGATTCTTTTGATGACACCGCGCGAAACGCCGAGTCTCTTGGAAATGGACTAGGCACTCTCGCCGTTGATATAGCAAGGGATTATCTTTTCAGGGGCGATATTGATAATGTTATGCGCACGTTTTTTCATTTTGAATACACTCCAGTGGTTAAAATTGAAAAACAATATTTTGACGGCTTTGTATATAACGCCGAAACACCGGCAGGATACTATATAGCCAACGGCATTGTCAATCATAATTGCCGGTGCTTTGCCGAGCCGGTTATTGACTTGGACAAATTAAAAGTCCAGTATTATTAAAAGAATGGGGCGGTGGAGAAAGGAAAAATGAAAAAGAGTGTTGACGAACAGTTAATCGCCCTTGGCGAGAAAATAGCTAAAAATTACCGCCTTATTGTTGCGGTTGCCGCTTTTCTTTATGGTTGTTTTATTTTTGTAAACACGCAGGCACAGCACAGCCAAGCCATTTTAGCGATACAAAACCAGCACAGCCACGATATAGCCGAATTAAGGGCAAGTCATACAAAGCTGCAGGAGCGGGTAACATTAAACGAAAAAAACTTCAATATGACATCTGTAAAACTGGACACGACATTAAATAGAATATCAACCGACTTGCAATTTATTAAGCAAAAATTGATTGAAAAGGGGATGAAATGAAAAAGATGGCGAAGTATAAATACAGAATAATTTTATTTGCCGTTTTAGTTTTGGCAATAGTTGCCCTTGTCGCCCCGGATAAAGCGGAAGAAGTCGCAAGGGCTTTTATGTTAATTATTGTCGGAATCTGAAAAATAAATTGTGGATAAATCAAAAAAAAGGGGGATTGGTGATGTTATCTTATTTGATTGCTTTTATTTTTGGATTGTGGACTGGCAAGTTCCTATCCAAAAGAACGCGCGATAAAAACGGGCGATTTGCCAAAATACCGGAGTGGCGCAAATGGCTTTGATTTATTTTCTTCTTGGCGGTTTTCTCCGGCGCTGGTATGGCGGGCTTTTCCCGGACGATAAATATAAAGTGCTGGGAAATCGGGCGTTGCAGACCGGCGTAATGATTGGCGTTATGCTAGGCATATTTGTTGATGATTGGCAGAGTTGGCGCGATTGGCTTGTTTCCGGCGTGGTTGCCTTATGGCTGCAGTTCCAGTTTTGGAGCCGCGGCCACGGCGCAGTATATGACTTGTCGCGTGGCGGCTACCCGGACGAAAAAACTATAAAACGTTATAATGAGCGCTGGTATCATATACCTTGCGACTGGCTGGCAGAAAAGCGCTTTTTTAGCTTTTACGGGTGGGGATATGACTTTACTTATATGCTTTTGCGCTACACTTGCCCGATGTTGCCGATGATTTTATTTGACTGGAAATATACTTTAATCGGGTTAAGCGTTGCGCCGGTGTATGCTTTCTGTTGGCAATGGAGCGAGTCCGACGTTTGGTGTTTTAAATTAAAAGGCTTAAGCACCGCTACAAACTTGGCAGAGGTTATTTGCGGGGGTGTTTTTTATGCCGGATGTTATCTTTTGGGGGCGCTATGACAAAACTTTTATCATATTTAGCGGCTTTTCTTTTGCTGGTTGTTTATATTTTATCAACCTTGTATATTGAGAGAGGTAACAAAATAACCGTGCTGGAAACGCAAAAAAACGCGCTTAACGGCAATATAAATTATTTGGAGGCAGAAATTGAGAAACGAAATGAAAAGGCGCTGGACACCGATAAGCGAGTGCGCGAGCTTGAGGAGGCGGCAGCGCGAGGAAAAAATAAGGCGGGTTTTGATTGGAATAGCAACATTGCTGCTGACCCTGTTATTATTAAGCTAAAGGAGCAAGGGAAAAATGACCGATGAAATAGAACGCCTTAAAAAAATGCAGGACTTCAACCGGCGGCAGGAAGAAACAGAGCCGGATCCGGTGCATTGGGAGCCGGTGTCAAATATAGACAAGGAAGAGCAAAAACGGCAGGAAATTATAAAAGCGGTGGAAGACCACCATAAAATGTATGTTGATTTGTGGTTGTCGCATTTAAAGGGGCGCGGGCGATGAAAGAGATTTTTATCATTGCAACCGCGCTTTTTTTGGCTTCCTGCACACAAACAGAATATGTGTATAAGGAAGTGCCGCGCGAGCCTATAACCTGCATAGAGCGAATAAAAACGCCGTTAGATATGGCAAAATGCCTTGCAGAGTATAAGGCTAAATATTGAGATAAGCAAAAAACTTGCGCATTTAATACGGATTTTGTGAAAAATCGCAAAATGTTGATGAAAAAGGGGCAAAATGATGATTATAGCCTACACGGACGCAACGATAGACGCAAAAGGGGTTGCCGGTATAGGTATTGTCATCATCAACGGGAGCAAGAGAAAAGAATACGCCCTTTTTACGAAGTGCCGGACGATTAACGCCGCGGAGATATTCGCGATACACTTGGCAAGTATTTTAACGCACGGGCAGGCGCTTGTTTATACCGATTCGCAAACAGCATTATCCTACATTAAGGGCGAGATAAAGGACAAGCCCCGGACGCGGGAGCAATACCTTAACCACCTTGAATGTAAATACTGGGCGTATCAGGTAAAGAGAAATAAGGGCATTCGGGTTGAAAAGGTTAAAGCCCACACGAACAGGCGCAACCAGCACGCCGGAAACAACAAGCTTGCCGATACGCTGGCG